AAATATACCAAAATCATGTAAATGTAATTCTGTTAATTCTTGCAACGTGCCTACATTATGTGCGCCTATACTTTGTATAAAAGCATTTCTTGTAGGTGAATACTCTAATACATCTGATATTCTTAATGATATTTTTTCTGCTGTTTCTGCTGTTAAAAATAAACCAGCTTGCAATATATGTCTTGTTGCTGTATTACTATTTGCAGCAGCTAATTTTTGAACACCCACTAAAGCATTTTTATCTGGTGTACTACCATCTCTTGCTTCATTTAATCCAGTAGCATCTCTAATCATCTGCATATAATAGTTATATGTACTAATTAATTGCGCTAATTTATTTGCTCCAGCATTATTACTTATTTCTTGAATAGGTATTTTGCCTGGATTCATATCACCTTCAGATGTAAAAGATCTACCAATTATCGAACCAGTTTGAAAAAACATATTCAATGCTTCTTGTGGATTGTAGTTTGTTCCGTTACCTAAATCAATTTCAGCTAAACCATCAGCGTCTAAATATACACCATCTGGCACCATTTTTGAAAGCACTTGTTGTATTTTTAAATGTGTTAATTGTATCATATCAGCAAAGCCAGTAACTCTACTAACTAAAGATTCAATTCTTCCATTATACATTCTTGGCGCTATAAGTGAATAATTTAATTTAACTTTGTTAACGTCACTTTTTTCTCTTAACATATTATCAGCAAGCTTCCAATCTAATAATATATTTGAGCCTGGTATAAATACACCTTCATATAATACTTCAATATTTTTAGCAATACGCTCAAATCTTAATTCACCTTCAATAGGTGTTGCCATAAATGCATCAGATTTTTTAATAATTTTTTCAGCGCCGGTAGATGTTTGTTTTACTTTATAAACTTCATTCATGTAAGTCTTATAATTAAAGTACATGATTTGAACTGAATTATTATCCTTATTATTTACTTGCGTATTATATTTATTATATGTATTATAATCTTGACTTCCTTGTTGTGTAATCTTTTTTAAATCTTCATCTGTAAGATTCGGAAATTGCATTTTAAGATCATTAACATTTATATTTTTTATTTCACCAATATAATATATATCTTCAAAATAAGGCGATTCAGAATATGAATATACAACATTGGCAGGGTCAACATATTCAATTTTAATACCTTCTGATTGTGTAAAGTTATTTTTAACACAACCAATACCTAAAACCGTTAAATCATAAAATAATCTTTTCTTTATATTTTCATAATTATTTTGATTAAATACAGTTTCAATTGCTTGCTCTTCTGCTATTTCAATTGCTTGTTTATAATCAAGCTGCATATGTAATTGTAATTCTTCTTCGTTTTCAGGTAATGTTTCAGGTGCATTATTATATATGTTCACACCAAACTGTTCTTGTACGTAGTCACTAAATTCTCTAGTACGCATGTCCGCAAGAATACTTTCCATATATTGTGTTCTTTTTGTAACACCATATGGGTCTTGTGAATATGCTTTAATATCATATGTTCTTTCTGCAATACCATTTACAACTATATCTACAAACTTAGGTATAATAGGAACTGGCTTCCAATCTAAATTTAAATATGATAAATCACCATTAATTGATAATTCATCTTTATATTTTTGTATGCTTTGCTCCCCTCTAGCATATAATCTTAGTTTATGGTAGTTGTTTTGATTTACAAAGAATCTATTGACTCCTCTATCTTTCTTAAACCACTCATTTTCTATAGCTCTAGCCACTTTTAAACCATAATCTTGTGATAGTTTTTCGTCGTCGCTAGCTGTTTGGCTTGGGAAGTAACTTTTTATAACGGACTCAGCCATAGTTTCTTATTATTTTTGATAAAGTTCCTTTATTTTCGTATTTTGCAAAGTTAATGTTAACTTTTGATTTTTGTTTTTCAGCGTTTGGTCTATATAAGTGTCTATTACATGCCATAATTGCTAATCCTGAACTTATAGCGGCATCAAATTTTGTTCTTTTGTTTATATCAAACTTAGCCCAATCATTTAATGTTTCATTAAAATATATATCACCATAAGTACCGTCAGATTTAATTCCAACGTGTGAATTTATGTAAGTTTCAATTGCAGCAGCATGAGCTTGCCTTATATCTTCACTTGAGTTTGGTATACCACCTATTTCTTTTTCTGTAGTTGATAATTTATTCCAAGTTCTATCTGGTCTATTCATGGAATATCCACGATATCCCCTTCTTTTTAAATAATATAATAATCTTGGTTTATTATTTTCACATAGTATTGGCATTCCATAAAATACTAATGCCATTAATACATCTTCAAAAAACATTTCAGCGGTTTGTGGTCTTGCAATATATTCTAAAAAGAATCTGTTTGGTGGTGCGTTTTCCATACTAAATTTAGTAAGACCATGCAATGAACCTTTAGATCCTTTACCATCGGTAGTACCGGATATATCGTAGCTATCGCAGCCAAATGCGCCCATATGTTCGTTCCCAGGATATTTATTACCATTTTTTTTATTTATATTATTTTGTAAATTAATATCTGGTACCCAGCTTACTTTAAATCTTCCGTTAGGATTCGGTGTAAATTGGACTTTTGTATCTTTAACACCGTTCTGCCACGAAAAAGATCCAACAGTGATACTGCTTTCCGCTGTAGCTTCGTCATTAAAATCAATCTGTTCGTAAATCTTAGCAAGATTAAATATGCTATTTTTAGTTTCATCTCTGAAAGCATGCTCTTCAGTCCTTGGAAATTGTCTGTAAAATTCATTTAAACCGTCTTGATCTCCTTTTAATCCTTCAACTTCATTCTCCCAATGTTCGATAACTCCGACATCAATGTACTCCCCATAACTATCTTCGACTGGCTCTTCTGGCGTATTGAATACAGGTAATCCAAAAGAATCAATGAATCCCTCGAAGTTCCATTCCATAGGTATGAACAAACTATATAATCCTGAGCGAGTCTGTCCATTGCGGTTTCTTTTTGTAACATCTGAGTCATTGTATAATTTTTTAAAGTTTTCACCTCCTTTGTCTAATGAGTTACTTGTTGAACCCATCATACATTTACCTATAACTCTAGAACCTAATCTTAATGTAGTTTTAGTTACACGCCAGTTATTTAATATATTTTCAGGTCTTTCCCATTTACCTGCTTCATCATGTACTAGTAAAACAAGTTTTTCACCATCATAACTATTATCACCAGTATTCTTCCAGTCAATAGTTGTATCTAGTCCTGCGAGCTCTTCATTTTTTTGGTTAGTAATAATGCTCTTTTTTGTAAATTTACTTGCGGGAACACGATATGCCAACTCTGTTTTTGGTCTATCCATTCCATCTTGTATTGGTTTAAAGAAGAAAGGATAGTTGACGGATATTGGTACAACTTTGTCGGTAAACATTTTTTTAGCATCAGCCCCGGATTTTGATAAGATACCAAATCTTGAATCCGAGGAGATAGTAGCTTGGTTAACAGTTTCCGATGATGCCATGAATGAAAAGCCACTCCGTCTATTTTTGAGGTAGCACATTCCGTAGCATCTTGTATCTGCTTTGCAAGCTTCCCAGAATATAAAGAATAATCTATTTGCTTCTCTAAACTCTGGCTTCCCAACATCAATCTTGGTCCACTGCAAGTACATATAATGAGAGCCAGTAATATAAGTAGGAACATTTTTGTTATAGAACCAATAACCTTCGTCGCGTTTGGTAAATTCTTTATCAATATAAACATTCCACTTATCTTTAAAACTATTCGGTAAATTTTTCCAATCAAATATAGTTTTTAACTTTTGTAATTCTTTTGGATACCCTTGTACTTGCCATTTATTATTACCTTTAAAAACTTCTTTCGGTTGCTTAGGTAATGCTATTTTTAAATTTTGTATGCTATACACATCTCCTATCTCCCCAGTATGGCTTATAACAACCACGTCATGCTCTTTATTATAGCCGTATTTCCACTTTTTTGCTTTATTAAGCCTTTTAATCGTATTGATTTTTATAGGCTCTATAATGCGATATAATGATTGCTCGTACATTACTTAGATCTTCTTTCAGCAAACCCTTTAAAAGTGTTTTCTTTTTCTTGTATTGTTGTACCTTCTAATAATGCTTTTTCAGCTTCAACACGGTTTAGGATCTCAAATGCATCGAATATTGCGAGCTTTTTAGTGGCTGCAGCGTTCTTGAGTCGATCGGCTGAAACATCATCATCAGTTTCAACAATCGGTTCTTTCGCAACTTTGATGAGTTCTTTAACTGCTGCATGTCCAGCTTGGATTATATTCTTTTTCGTTTCCTTGACGTTCATACTTAATAGATATTGAATTAGTGGGTACTCTATATAATCTTTCACCATCAACAATAAATTCATATTCACTGCTTGGTGTAAAACCAACTAAATCTTCTTTTTGTATATCTTTAAGTTCTTTATCAACATACTTTATAATACCGCGAAGTGGTACTTCTTTTTCAATAATATTATTAGATACAATTGGTTTAACAAAACAAAAGCCTTTTGGCGTTTGCCAATTACCGTTTTGTTTGTATAAAAATATTTGATCTGATGTAACAAAGTATTCGTTTTCTTTATGATAGCTTCTGCTATTTTTTTCGTTACCTTTTATATCATACCATCTTCTAAAAACATTATGATGCAATATAACTTCATCACCAATTTCTATATCAGTATTTTCTGATTTAGGTGTTGCTGTCACTATTGCACTACGACTAACATATCGATGATCAGAGATTTCTGTATTTAACAGAAGCTCCTGACCATCAACATATTTTTTATTATCGTATCTTTCGTTTTTAGGTTTAACTATAAAGTTAAATAAACTTTGCATTAATATTCTAAGTTATATTCAACGGCTATAGCCATATTCTTATTAAAATCTTTCCACGGTAATACTTCATTTCCTTTTTTAATATAAATAGAAAACTTATCTTTGTTTTCAACTATGTCACATATTGTATGACCACCATATACTTCTTGGCCTACAGCATAGTGCATAGCGTCGTTTTTATAGTCTCTACCTATACTAATCTTTCTTACCAGTGACATGATTTTATTCTGCTTTTAACACTTCTGGTCCTACAACCTCTTCTTCTTCAATTGGTTTAAAGGTTCCATCTTGGATATTGATTTGTACTTTACCGTACTTTTCTTCAAGTTTTGCTTGAAATTTTGATAAATCATTTTGAACTTCAGCAGCAGCATGATTAATTTGGTGCTTCTGTAATTCAAGGTTTCCAATTTGATTTGCTGCGTTATTTAGTTTTCCTACATAACCTTGCAATTCTTCTAATTGTTCTTGGGTAATTTTGTTTTCACTCATGGTTTTAAAATTAAAATTAAATTGTTAATAAATTAAACTATTCTGGGCTTTCAGGTTCTTCTTCTGGGGCCCATGGCATTTCTGCCTCTACGTTTTTAGGTGTTATTTTATCGTTAATCGCTTTTTCAATCACTTCATTCATGTGATCTGTTGGGTGATTAGCTTTTGCCCATTCTATTACATCTGCTTCCGTTAAATCGCCAAGCGCTGTAAAATTTTCTAAATCTGGTGCTCCTATTGGGCAGGCACCTGAAAATTCAGCAGTGTAAAAATTTCCATCTGAATCTTTTTCACTATCTGTTCCTACGTACTTAAAATTTACGTGTGTAATCACATCCGACAAACCGTCGAGACTGGGTGCCTTTTTCATAGCCGTGATACCCCATGTGTAAGTAATTGCCATATTATTATTTTTAATTGTTTGACTTATATTTTATTATCACTTGTTTTACTGATTTTCTAAAGTTTCAACTCTTGACTTAAGATCATCAATAATTGTTTGCTGTTCTTGCATAGCCTTAATTAATATAGGTACAAGCACAGAATATTTTACCGTTTTAATTGGTTCTTCATAGCCTGGCACTTCTCTTTCTTTAACTAAAGCTGGGAATATAGA